TTTCGTTTCTTTCTACTATGTTTTTCATCACTTTTATTAGGTCGTCATAACCAGTGTAGTAAAAAACATTCTTCTGCTTATCGTAATGTCCCAGATTGTAATCTTCTAAAGTTTTAACGACAAACTTCTTTTCATCTTCGTATTTATCAAAATCCCTGCGACATGCTATAAAGTCTACAAGCTCATCTGCATTTACCTTTAGATACATCTCGTTCTTCCTCTCTACATACTTTTGCTGAATGTATTTTCTGCTAAATCTCTTTTCATCTTCAAACACACTCCACAAAGGATACTGTGAAAACCTAGACTTAATCAGTTCCAGCGTAAAAAGAGTGCCTAAAACCATCATCGGGTCTTGTCTGAATTTATCTGATAGCCCGTTTATAACATTGGTTAATAACCAAAACACGGATTTTGCAGTTCCTTTAGTGGTAGCCATTTACATTGCCTCCTTTTCTAATGTTTTAATTACCAAGTATGAATCTACCATTTCTTCGTGATAATAAAGCAAGTGCAGTGGGAATTTCTTTTTATCAATGTCGTCTTGATATAACCTAACAATGGCACTTTTACCGTTTAAGAATAGCACATCGCATTCTATCTCGTATTTATCTTCTACGTCTGCTATCAGCACTTTACCGTGTTTGTTTAGCATGTTAGCGAGATAAACCTTGTCTGGCTTCTCTGTAAACTCCAGTTTTAGCTTAATGCTGGCATTCTTGTCTAAGTTCTGAACTACCATTTCCCTGTTTCTAACTGTTACAGGAATTGCGTATTCAATCATTTTCTTCACCTCCGATAACATTATAACACAAAAACGACAAAAAGTAAATGGTATAATTAAAATATGGACAAGTTGAGTATGAATGTGAGTGTATCCAGCCTGTTATCTGGCTGTCCAAGATACATACTGTGGCACGCTGTTAATCCTACTGAAGACAAAAGCTTTGATTTGTCATTCGGAACTCTTGTGCATTTATCTATAAGCGAACACGGGAAATCAGGAGAAAAAGCCATCGATGAGAAGATTGTGGAACAGTCCATTTCAACTGTGCTCCCAGAATGGCAAAAAGCTGGAGCATACAATCAATTGTTTGAAACTGTAAAAACACTTACACAAGCGGCACTCGGCTATTTGGAGGTAAACGATTATATCGGGAAGGCACAATATGAAGTGCCAGTGATAGAAACCATAGAGAACATTGACATAAGAGGCATAGCAGATGTTGTTGGTAACAACCACGTCATAGACTGGAAAACAGGAAGTTATATAAACAAGAAACACAAAATACAAGTAGCGATATACTGCTACCTCTTATCTAAGCACGGTCTTATTTCAATTCCTTGTCAAGGAAGTATCGTGTATATATACGACACAATCAAACAAGGATTTCCCACAGTAGTTGATTTTGCGGTTGACGAAGAAAGTATTGAGCTTGTGGATACGTATATAACTTCTTTGCTGAAGCTAATCAATGAACAAGGAGACATTCCAAGACAAGGAGACAACTGTAGGTTTTGTCCTTATAAGAAGTTGTGCTTTGCTTAAAGTTGTCCACAAAGTTTTCCACAAGTTATCCACAGAGTTATCCACAGGCACTATGTAGGAATTTCCTAAGCTCGTTATAGTTTTCCACAGTTTCCACAGCACTACTACTACTAATATATATATTTTATTTATTTAATTACGTATATAAGGAAAGAAAAACAAAGAATAAGATAAGAGTAACAATATAAGGTGTTCAAAACGAAAAAAAAAAAAATACAAAAATACTTTACTTCATTCTTAAAATATGTTATAATTTAACTTAAAGACATGAATAAGTTGTTTTGTGGTGATAATATAGAAATTACACAAACTNTTCCTTTAGAAAGNATTGATTTGATTTACATTGACCCTCCTTNCTTTACAAACAGGAATTATAAAGGTTTAGTTGAACAACGTGAAGAAACAGGTTTTGTAGATAAATGGAAAGGCGGTATTGACCATTATATTCGATGGCTTAAAAAAAGAGTAGAAGCTATGTATCCGTTACTAAAAAACAGCGGTTCGTTCTATTTGCACTGCGATTGGCATGCTAACGGATACATAAGGATAATGCTGGACCAAATATTCGGATACAAAAATTTTCAAAATGAGATAATTTGGCATTATGGTCTTGGTGGAAGCTCTCCTAAACGCTTCTCGAGAAAACACGATACGATTTTGTTCTACACTAAAACAAACGATTATAAATTTTATCCACATATGGTTCCAGCATCTTCACAAAAAATGAAAGGACAGCTTAAAAAGGTTGATGACGTGTGGGATATTCCATCTATAAATAACATGGCTAAAGAACGTGTTGGTTACCCAACACAAAAACCAGAAGCGCTTTTAGAGAGGATTATAAAGGCATCATCTGATGAAGAAGATGTGGTGGCAGATTTCTTTTGTGGCAGTGGGACAACGCTTGTGGTTGCACAAAGATTAAATAGAAAATGGATAGGAGTTGATGTTTCATCACACGCTGTTTCTTTGACTCAAAAGAGACTTGAGGAAGAGTGCGGGGTTAGAAAAGGGCTTGACTTCGAAGTTATAGGTTTAGCGTAAGATGTGTTATAATGTAAGTGTGTTAAAAAATAGAAAAAGGAGATGAAAGAAAATGGAATTTAAGAAGATTGTTGGTGAGAGCCTATGTTAAATGTTCTGTTAGGCCTGATTATAGTTTCCCTTTGGGTTGGACTTTGCATTGTTGGTGTTGTAGGTTGGATTTATTTGAGTTACATGATTTGGACTGTGCAGTGGGAAAACATTACCACAGGTTTAATTTTGTTGGTGGTGATAACCGTCTTTTGTCTTGCTCTGTATTTATGGAGCGTGTTACAAAGGAGGGGAAATAAATGAGCATGACTGGAAAAATGACTATTCAGAAACATGAGATTTCGTGGATTGTTGAGAGCGGACTGCCATTTATTAGTAAATCTCCATTTGATTGGACGCACAACTTTATAGTTACTGGCGATGGAAAGGAATTTAAGGTCATAGCGAGTAATCAGAACTGCTATGCTGAATTCAAAGGAAGCTATCAAGGAGACCCTGTTTTATTTGCTGTGAATGGAACTATGTTCAGCCAAGTGATAACTAAAGAGGAAGCTGACACATTAGATATCTTGGTTTATGACGAAGAAATTAACCTAAAACGAGACAGACGAAAAATAAAGTTAGCTACAGACGAAATTCCGATAGAATTACTACCAGAGAGTGATGGTGAATTAGAACCCATAGATATATTTGAGCTTAAGCATGCTGTCGATTGTGTTCAAAGTTGTGTAGCACCTGCTAAAACGTCTTTGTATGAGCAGTATAAAGGCATTGTATTTGATACTCTTGATGACAAATTAACGCTTGTAGCTACTGACACGGTGAAAATGAGCGTGTATAAAATGGACGTTCCATTTAACAACAAGGTCATAGTTGCATCTAAGCCTCTTGCAAGTGCAGTTAAGGTATTACAGAAATTCAAAGGCGGTTGTAGAATAGGCGTTGTTGGAGAAACGCTTGTATTAAAGAACGAATACTGCAGATTTGTGTTCCCATCTTATGATACCATGTTCATTCAATGGGCATCTGTTATTAAACATCATATGTCTGAAGTTACTGGCTGGATAGAAGTGTCTACTTATGATTTTGTTCGGGCTCTTGATAGAGTAAAGGTGCTGTCTAACACGATGTTTAAGTATTATCCCGAGTTTGTGCCTGGAGCTTCTTCACTGTTCTTAAAGATTGAAGGTGATGTAATCTACAGTGAAAGATTAGAAGCGACAATTACAGGTAATGTCATTCCATTCAAAGCAGAGCCTTCAGCGTTATATGACATTGTTGCACCAATAAAAGAAGACAGGTTAGAAATTGGCGTTGAAGCCGACACTGGAGAAGCTATAGTGATTAGACCAAAAGGCAGTGAAAAACAGATGGCATTTTGTGGTTTAGCCACTTATTAGAAAGGAGTGATAGTGTGATTTACAGAGGAAATGAAGCATTAGAAAAGTTAACAGAAGCAATGGGAGAGTTAAAGATTGGCTTTAGAACAAGGGCTCACAATGTTAGTTCTCTTCAGCATGTAATATTCGAGAAATACAAGTCTGTTGGCGTTACAGTGCTTTCACAACAGCCATTTAGCTTTTACTGGGATACAGGTAAAGAAATCCAAGAAAACATCAACCACCTGTTATTGTTGTTCAGAAGCACTGTTGATTATTCCTTGAAAAGCAGATGCTATGCGCTAATGAACGATAAGCCTAATGTGTTGCCGAAAGACTGGGAAACTGTGTTAGATATACTAATAGAATCGTCTTACAATGATAATATCAAAGTGAACATACCAGAGAACTTACATCAGCACTCACGCTTTAACATTGTTTTATTTCACNCATNTANNATGCCACGATGGGATAGTAGCATGCCGATTATAGTTACGACAATCTTAGACATGCCGTTTGAATGGATTATCTTAGATAACATTGATATCTTTGATTGTTAGGAGGCGAAAGTATGTTTATATACACAGACGAAGATGAAGCAATAAATGGTTTATGGATAAAAAGGATAAAGATTGAATATGACAGCGATGAGAAGCTGGGAACTGGATACTTCTTAAAGCTGTATGGTGATTTCGGAGCTGATGATAATAATCCAAACCTTGTGCGTTATTCAGCTTGGATTGGTCCTTTTGATACGTTTGCAGAAGCGCAGAAAGAATTAGATGGAATTGATAGCCAAATTTCTACTCTCAATCTATATCCGAGTGATGAAGTAAAAGTTGAATTCGAAATGGACGATTCCAAAGATGCGCTTGACAAAAAGGAAGAATAGTGCTATAATACAAGCAGGAGGTGAATAAACGATGGTGAAGCAGGTTGTTAGCGGATTGATGGTAGGTTGTGCAATCCTATTATTTATGTTCTTGCTAACCTGTCTAACGTTCCCATTTAATATGATATCCTTTGTGCCACTAATATTAGGCTACATATTAGCCAGTTGGTTGATAAAAGGAAATAAAAATGCTTGACATTTTGTTTCAAAAGTGTTATAATGAAAATGAAAGGAGGTAAAAGGAAATGTATGAGATGGACAGCAACAAAAAGATGGCTTTAAACTTAAAGTTGGCGATGTATGTCAAAGTAGAGAAGTTCGATGCTGAAGACTATGCCGTTTGGGCTGTGTATCCAGCATGTTTTTATGGCGCATCTAAAGAACACCCATATGAGGTTTGTTTAGCACGCTTTGAAACAGAGGAGCAAGCGCAGGCTTATTTGGAAGACATTGTAGCTAATTATTAATCTCTCACTCTCCTTTTTCGGGGAGACGGAAATGGTCCGTCTCCCTTCTTTTTACTGTATAGTGAAACGCCCGAACGTGTAGATTGCGTTTTTACGTATATGTGTGAAGATTTACTCAAAGATATCACCAAAACGTAAAATTGAGCAAAAGTGATGTGATAAATACTACGTTAGACGACCATGTTTTAGTGTGTATTTGACGAAATACGTTTTTAAATGGGGATATCGTGTAAATTAAAAAGGCAGGACGAGGGGGTAGCGTCCTGCCCTAAGGAAGGAGGAGAGAGTGTGGAGGTGGAAGCGGAGGTGACTCTATGCTTCTATATGGAAGGTGTTGCCCGCTTCACCAGTTTTATTTCGTTTGGTGTTTCTATTATATCATATTCCGTATCCCGAGATAATTCTTTCATGTGGTCAATGAAGGCTTCAGCTGTTGTCATTGTGTCATCGTAATACTCATCGCCAGTGCCATATCTAAAAGTCCAGTAATCAATTAATTGATTTTCTAGGCACATCACGGCTGTTTCGTAATCCAACATGTCCCACAGGTTTTCGTCCAAATGCTTATCTCTTTCGTTCCATACTACTTCCGCTAACCCATAACCCAACTCTTCAAACATGTTGTCCATTCGTTTCGCCTCCTTTCTTGTTTCTTGATTATATTATACCACAAATCCTTGCTAATTGTCAATCACTAATTCAGGAATGATTTGTGGAAAGTTAATAGAACCTAATTTGATTGTTAGCTTCACACAACCCGTTGGAGTAGGTCCAAATCCTTTCTGAGTGCCAAAGCTTGTTCTGTTTTCCCATTCTTCCTTATAACCTGGGCTTCTCACAAACCAGCAAATGTCTTTGAAAGGTCTGCACTTCATACTTATTCGCTCTCTGGCTATTGGCACGATGTAACCTTGGTGATTGTGTCCGTTCCAAACCACATTGGCATCTGGTAAATATACTGCTTGTCTGTTAGTTTCAATCACTCCACGTGTTACTTTACTGTTACCTCCTCCTCCGTTGTGCGAGTAATACAGCTTTACTGACGCATTACGATTATAAGCTTTTAGGAAAAAGACAATCCAGCCAGTCCATTCTCCTGTTACTGCGTTAGCTCCTTTTAAGTTTAACAGCATCGTCAATCGATTCATTAAATCAATGTTGTTTCTTTTCTTTACTTCAGTTTCATGATTGCCTTGAGCTACCAAGATGATATTCGGAGCGTAAGGAGATAAAAACTCAGCACTATCTTGAACCACAAAATCAAAATAATCCTGCCTGCGATATTCGGGACGCAGTTCATCTAAACTGGAACGTGGGTCAAATCTTCCTTGCATTGCNTCAAACCAATCTNCACCAAGCACGATAAGTGCGTCTTCTTCTTTGGCTTTATTCAAATGCTTCTCAAGTGCTTTTCTATTACACATAACAGAATCAAAATGCACGTCTGAAAACAGGTATATTTTTAAGATTAACTCGCTATCGTTAACCGCATTAATCGGTAAAACACCCTCTTTAAACTTTGAAGTTTGCACCAATACGTTCACGCTTTCACCTCTTTTGCAATTAACATGCAAATATTATAACATAAGCATGCATGTATTAACCTCTCTCTTTTACGATTAATTGAGGAATTTAATATTTTAATATCCTTTTTATGATTTTTAAGACATCATTTTAAGAATTTTCATATTAAAATCGCTTTTTTAACAGCTTTTTTATGTTGCTTTTTTATCACGTTTTTTTAGCCTTTTTTAGAATGCTTTTTTATCCGCTTTTTTAACGTCCTTTTTTATGTCCTTTTTAAGCTCTTTTTTAAGCTCTTTTTATGTTCCAAAACATTTAGCCGTCAAGATTTTATATAACCAAACATTCGCACCTTCAAAATATTTTGCTTGTCTAACAATCTAACAGACAAACAAAATATCCCAAAAAGATGCCAGAGAAAAAAAATATTTTATGTTTCTAAATGTTTGTGTCTCTCACGATGTCNACCTTCCTTTATATGGTTTCATAGTTATATTATACCATGAAAAAAAAGCATGAAACATAGGCATACATTTGTATACCTATTGACAAGTGGCTATAAAGTGGTATAATAGAATCATGAAGCAAAGAAAGGAGCGTGAGAGAATGCAAGTAAAAAACGAAAGAGAAAGAATAAACGAGATGCTGGAAGACATCAGCGGACAGCTTTATATCATCTCTGATTATCCAGCTATTACGGATTACCAAAAAATGGTAGAAAAGAGGCTGTATTCGCGCATCAATGCGGCACTTGAAGAAATGAACGAAGAAGAAATCGAAGACATTATCGCTGATATAGAAGAAGCACGGGACATATTTTTATTTGATTTTTTCGAAGAAATGTATAAATTAGCGGAGAAAATCGAAAAAATCAGCGAAAAAGAAAAAAGCTTAAAGATGCTTGCTATAACGCTTGAAGAAGCATACCAGGAAGCAATTCATTTATATTGGAGCTTTGGCAATACTTTATATGCTGAAATATTTAAAAGCATAAAATCTGAAAAGCTTAAAGATGCTTGCTTTAAACTGCTTGACGAATTATTGGACTACCTAACCGAAGCATTACATTTTTAAAGCTTGACAAAATACTTAAAAAGTGGTATAATATAACTAACAATAAAAAAGGAGGCAGAGACAATGACAAAAAATGAGCTATGGGACAAAACGGAAGGCATAGAATGGGACATTTTCAATGAAGTGTTATATGTAGTGTTTGAAGAAGAAAAGGAAGATAACGAAGAACTAAGCGAAGAAGAAATCAAAAAGCTGTATGAAGCAACGGACCTTAACAGAAGAAGCGGATATGACACACTAGAGTATATTTGTGGCAGTTATGTCTATTACAGTGACCTAATAGAATGGTTTGCCAAGGACTTGGGCCATATGCATTATGTAAACGATTATGCAGAGGAGTTTGGAGCTTGCGAATCTGAATCTGGAAGCTTTGACATTTGGAAGCTTCTTGCTCGTGCGCAGGCACAATATTACATGGAGCAAGTAGACGCTCTAAACATGACACTGCGAGACATTATCGAACTTGAGGACTGAAGCGCATCAGCTACAGCGTGGGACAGCATGAAGCTGTCCCATTTTTNATTTGGTATTGACAAAATGCCAAAAGTATGCTATAATNAAACCATGAAACAAAGAAAGGAGNNNANANNAATGNTNAGAGACCTTGGGAACGGTAAAGCGATTCTCGAATTTGAAGACTGGGAGAGAGAANCAAGGNATNACTGGATGGACTTNGNAGAGCTNGGAGACTTCNNAGCATCTTACCTTNTTTTAAATGTTGAAGGAATGACTGATGATGACACGATAAACGAATTTGAAGCGATAGGATACCTGACCACTCCAGAGGACCAAATAAAGAAAATTTCTCTGAGCGCATTGATAGACTGGAATGTCACTGCTTGGATACCTGTCAAACTTGGAGAATTGAAAAGCGGAGAAGCAAGCGCATTCGACATTTACAGGACTGTGTGGGATTACTTCGAATTTGTGGAGATTGACAAAATAGAGACTTATTGAGAATTGGAGAAGCTGGGACACTGAAGAATGTCCTGGCTTCTCTTTTTTTCTACTGCTTCAGCTATCCTATAAAATAACTTGTCTTAAGTAATATGTTTAATTTATTAATTTAATTATTAATAATAATATGTATTCTTATTCTATTCCTTTAACTTCTTTAATATCTTCCTTATATTCTTTACTCTTAACTATCAATATATATTAGGATATATAAGGCTTTGTTATATTCTACATCTGTAGAATGAAGAAAAAGAAAAAAGATAAGGCTTGAAGAATTTACCATTTTTAAGCGCTTTTTTATGTTTTTTTTAAAATCCTTTTTTAATTTTCTTTTTTTTATCCTTTTTTAACTTCCTTTTTTATCTTTTTTTTTTCACCTTTTTTNAGTGCCTTTTTTAAGTGCCTTTTTTAAGGCCCTTTTTTGTTAAGCCTATGTTAAGCCAATGTTAAGNGATTCAGGCCTCCGATTGTTAAGCCAAAGTTAAGAACGTTAAGCCAATGTTAAGGCATGGTTAAAAACATGTTAAAATTCTGGCATGCCTTAACATAAATGTTAAATAGGCCTCCAGGCCTGCTTATACCTATATTATACCACAGTTTAAGGCCCTAAGTGTTAAATTAATGTTAAGCGTTCTAACTGGGTTATAAAATTGAATGATTCCCAATTATAAATTAAACGAATCAAAATAATCTGTATGCCAAAAGTGGTATACATAAAACTACCCGAAAAGTTAACATCTATTTAACATTAAACTGTTGACAATATGCTCAAAAGTGGTATGATATAGTTAGGTCATGAAGATGACCAAAAAGAAAAAAGGAAGGTGGAAGCGATGAGGAGTAACAAGCAAAAAGCAGGTGCTAGATGGTTAGATTATGTGGGATTCTTCGAACCAGCATTCTACAAAAAGGCTTACATTGAAGGCATTAAAGCTGAAGCGATTGCTGAGAATGGACATGTTGTGACCGTATCGATATACTGCACGATATGGCTTGAAAATGGATGCGACATAAATCGCTGGATCAGTTACAATCTTAAAAGCGAACTTAGCACGGTATCGCTAAGCTTAGATGAATTTTACACGCTTAAGCCNGAACACTTAATTACGCTGGTACAGCAAAATTATTATCCAGCGACAGCATTTTAAAGGATGGTGAAAAAGATGGATATTGACAGAATAGAGCGCTTAATCTCCGAATTTATCGAAGAATTAGAATATATCGGAGCAGATGGGAATTATCATATCTTGAATGCTATCGATGCACTAACCAGTGCGCTGATGGAGCTGGAAGAATTAGAACTTATACCAGAACTGAACATGGAAGAATAACAGTTAAACTGCTATTATGGAAGGTGCACCGTGTTAGGTGCACCTTCTTTATTGTCCGTGCTCTGGTATACAATTGTTGCATTGTGGAAAGCCCCCCCCCGTTAAAAAAATTATCCACAGCCGCTCGTCTACTTCCCTCTCGTAAATTTTAGGTAAAAATCCGATTTAAGGCATTTAACGAATTTACGATACCGAAATTGTAAAATTAGGCATTTTGGATATAGTTGTGAGTAAATTATCATGAATATAGTGAAAACGCAAAATACACGAAAAGTGGGTATGGAAAAATCAATGTTTCTTGGCACTGATTTTTGACAAAAACACGTATTTTAAGATTATAGGATTTTAAGGATTTTTGGTGTTAGAAAAAAAGTTAAAAGCCGCTTTATAATTAAAATATAAAGATAAACAATAGAAGATAAGAGTAACATATTAAAGATAAGAAAAACATGTTCTTCTTCTTTTTCTTTTTTTAACTTAAAATATATAATTAAAGAAAAGAAAGAAGATATTCCTCTTATTCTTATCTTTTTATTTTTAAATATATATAATTAAAATAAAAGAAATAAGATAATCTTCTTCTTATTCTTATAATTAATTAATAATTAAAGAAAAGAAAAGAAGAATATATTAATTAATTAGTATAAGGTTCTAAAGAAATATATATTAAAATATATATGTTCTTTGGTTTTTAATTAATAAATAATACTTAAGATAAGTAGGAGGTAAAATATGGATTTATTCTTTAGTTTAAATACAGTAGAAGATAAAAACAAAGAGATAGAAATGTTACTTATAAACAACATAGAGAATTTTTTCATTAAATTAAAAGCTGGAAAGCTTAAAAAAGAAGATTTAAGTAACATAGCGTCATTGTTTAGTTTAACAGAATTAGAAAGAGGATTGTTATTGTTAGAATATTACAGCTTCTTGGGAATTAAATTCTTTAATCGTTACTTTGGAAAATTAATATACGTAAACGTTTCAGACAGAAAACTATCTGAAGAGACGAAAAACAGAATAAGAGAGATTTGCATTAAAAACTGTCCAGAAATTAAAGACGAGGTGTAAATTTGTGAAACAAAGCGTGTTATAATAGAGTGGGAGGTGTAAAGATGAACATATTATTAACAAACGATGACGGTTATGAAGCTGAAGGCTTTAGAGAGTTAAAACACGCCTTAGAAGCAGAAGGACACTTTGTGATTGCTTGCTCCACTACAAAAAATGCCAGTGGTTGTGGTTCTGGAAGAGATTTATCGCTACTTTGGGAAGTAGAAGTTCATGAAGACGGAAAAACTCCGATATTTGCCATTAGAACGGACAGAACTGTAAACTGTATAGATTTTGGTAAATTTTATTTTGAAACGCTTGGTAAGGATATAGATATGGTCTTAGTTGGAATTAATCACGGACCTAATTTCACGTGGACTGATTTATACAATTCTGGAACAATGGGTGCAGGAGCTTACGCAGTTCATAAAAAACACACTTCTATAGCCCTATCTGAAATAAATGGACATTACCAATATTTCCCAGAATTAGCCCAATTCGTTGTTGAAAGAATATACCAATTCGATGTTCCTGAAGGAACGTTGTTAAGTATCAACTTTCCTGATTGTAAGCCTGATGAATTCAAAGAAGATTTTGCGGTGCTTCCTTCTAATTTAGATGGTGGTTGGCACAGATATTTTGAAACGCATTCAGATGGCAACGTAATGTATGTAAAAGTGTTACCAGTCCGTGTTCGTAGTATAGCTGAAGAGTTTTTATCACAAAACAAAGCTGTTGTGCAATTCTTAAAAGTTCCTTACGAATAGGTGATAATATGTCTAAGCGACTAAGGGCTCCATTTGCGTGGTATGGAGGAAAACATTTTATGGTTAAAAAACTCTTGCCTTTAATACCGAAACACCACACGTATGTGGAGGTGTTTGGTGGTGCTGCCAGCTTACTTTTAGCTAAAGATCCATCGCCAGTGGAGGTGTATAACGACATTGACAGTGGGCTAGTTAACTTCTTTAGGGTGCTAAGGGATAAAAATAAGTTTCAGAAATTTTACGAGCAGGTCGTGCTAATGCCTTACTCCAGGGAGGAGTACTATGAATGCCGAGAGACCTGGGACAAAGAAGAGGACGACGTGCAGATGGCAGTTAAATGGTTTGTGGTGGCAAGGCAGAGCTTTAGCGGCATTTTCGGCAGAGCCTGGGGATATGTTGTAACAAGTTCAGTACGTGGAATGGCGAATCCTGTAAGCAAGTACTGGGGAGCCATAGACATGTTACCTGAGGTTGCTGAGAGGTTGTTACGGGTTCAGATAGAGCACAACGATTTTAGAAAAATTCTTAAGGCGTACGATACCGAAAACACCTTCTTTTACTTAGATCCGCCATATGTGCTAGATACACGAACCGACACTGCGTATCGTTACGAGATGGCTTTAGAAGACCATCAGGAGTTAGTGGATATGCTGCTGCACATTACGGGTAAAGCAATGCTATCGGGTTACGACCACGAACTGTATAAGCCGTTAGAAGAAGCTGGGTGGACTAAATTGGTGTTTGAAGCTAGGTGCTGGGTTGCCGGAAGGACTAGAGCCCAGAAGCACATCTATAATGACAGCAATAAGCATAAACTTAAGCGTAAAGAGTGTGTTTGGCTAAATTACGTTCCTGCTCCACATAAGCAGATGGAGCTGCTGGGCGTAAATGAAAGCCGAAATTGAGGAAGTAATAGATGGCTAAAAAGTTAAGGTCTCCAATTTACTGGTTTGGAGGTAAAAGCAGAATGGTAAACAAACTGTTACCATTAATTCCAAAACATAAAATTTACGTTGAGCCATTCGGAGGCGCAGCTCATCTTTTACTTGCAAAAGAACCATCTCCAGTTGAGGTTTATAACGATTTAGATGACGGACTTGTTAATTTCTTTAGAGTATTAAGAGATAAAGACAAATTTCAACAATTTTACGAGCAAATTATGTTAGTTCCATATTCCCGTAAAGAATTTTACTATTGTAGAGACACATGGCAAAGTGAAACCGATGATGTGATGCGAGCTGTTAAATGGTTTATCGTAGCAAGGCAATCATTTAGTGGCAGATTTGGCGTACCATGGCATTTCACTATTACACCATCATCGAGATCAATGGCAGCGGCTGTGAGTGGTTGGCTAAGTGCAATAGACATGCTACCAGAAATCGCACAAAGGTTAATTCGTGTTCAAATAGAGTGCAATGACTTCAGAAAAGTAATAAACACGTATGATACACAAGAAACATTTTTTTATTTAGACCCACCTTATGTTCCAGATACGAGGCGTGCTGGTCAATATCGCTGTGATATGAGTATAGATGACCATAAAGATTTAGTTGATATTTTGCTTAAAATAAGCGGAAAAGCCATGTTGTCTGGATATGATAACGAAATATATAATAAATTAGAGCGTAATGGTTGGTATAAGTTGTGTTTTGATGTCGTTTGCAGTGCGGCTGCTAGAACACGATATACTAATTTAAAGGGGAAGAACTCTGTAATAGAGAACCAGCGTCGCACAGAATGTGTATGGCTAAGTCCTAATTGCGAAACTATACCTAAAACACAATTAGAATTGTTATAATTAACAATGAAAAGAGGTGGAAGTGTTGATTAAATACTGGGAGGAGATAATGAAGAAGCAAAGTGCACACGATTATGTTTACTGTCCTGAATGTGGAACTCGGGTTATACACGAAAGCGGCTGTGTAGTGTGTCCTAGCTGTGGGTGGGGTTTGTGTGGCTAAGCGACTAAGAGCTCCCTTTCCTTGGTATGGAGGAAAACATTATATGGTAAACAAACTATTGCCTTTAATACCGAAGCATCATACATATGTTGAGGTATTTGGAGGCGCTGCCAACCTCTTATTAGCAAAAGAACCTTCTCCTGTAGAAGTCTATAATGATATTGACAGTGGGTTAGTAAACTTCTTCAGAGTTATCAGAGACAAAGACAAATTTAAGCGGTTTTATGAGCAAGTGATGTTAATTCCTTATTCACGTGAGGAATTTTATTATTGTAGAGATACTTGGAGAGACGAAGAAGATGATATTTTAAGAGCAGTAAAATGGTTCGTAGCTGCAGGGCAAAATTTTAGTGGACTCCTCGGAGGTAGTTGGTCGTATTCTGTAACAGCGAGCAGTAAAGGCATGGCAAAAAATGTTAGCGGTTGGCTTTCAAGTATAGAGTTGCTTCCAGAAGTATCGGAACGATTGCTTAGAGTTCAAATAGAGCATAATGACTTTAGAAAAATATTAAAAGCATATGACACAGAAGAAACTTTCTTTTATTTAGACCCTCCTTATGTATTAGAAACTCGTAAATGTAAAGCATATGAACATGAAATGTCTCTCAAAGACCATGAAGATTTAGTAGACTTATTATTACACATTAAAGGTAAAGCAATGTTATCTGGATATGAACATAATATCTATAAATCATTAGAGCAAGCTGGTTGGATAAAAATAAAAATAGAAGCGAGGTGTCACGCTACTGGAAAAACTAAGGGAACAAAATACTTACAAAACAAAGAAAATGGGGAAAAGCTTAAACGCACAGAGTGTGTGTGGCTAAGTCCTAATTGCGAAACTATACCCAAAAATGAAAAACAGCTTACATTATTACAAGATTTTACTAATAATGAAACAAGTTAACATTCCAAAGCAACGAAAAATAGAGTTTGACTTAAGAATTGCATTAGACCCGCAAACAATTTTAAGAATGTTTCAATCCACACCATTATTACAAGATTATTGGCGTGTTTTAGAACGTCAAGAAGTACAAATTGTTAACTCTGGAGACTACTGGAAGCTATATTTTCCTTACTTGAACAAGTATTCTTTGGTATCAACAGTGTTTTTTAACGCTTATTCCATAGATAGAACCAGTTATTCGGCACATGCCGCAGGCTGGCTTTACTATGCAGGCTTGGTTTGGTGCTGTAAAAGAGATGATTTTTGGGAAAGATTTAATAAAACAGCACCGAAATTAGATAAAGTGATGCGAAATTTACACTTTTATGACGATGCTGAATGGGATTTAGTCAAAAACAGAGTCGCTGATTTGTCTTTGTTGTGGCTTGCAACGTCAATAAATAACGGCAAAGTGCCTTGGAAATCAAGAACAATGGGTAAATTGATACACATATCAAGACCTAATTTGATTTATTACTTGTTAATACGCACTGGAATTGCAAAAGTATTATGGATACATTCCAGAGAACACACAATTTACTTACAAATAAATGAGGATTTGGACGAAGATTTGTGGGTAGATATCATAGAGCTTAACGTAAAAGGACTTAATGCATTAAGAGTTGGTAAGCGATACAAGGGCATGGTGTATAATATAAAGTAGGATATGAAAAATATTAAAGGGGAAGTGAAAGAAATGCAAACAGAATATGAGTTTTTTATAGCAGGCAGACCAAGACCGAAACAAAGAGCAAAATATTCTGCGAAGACAGGTAAATTTTACACTCCCAAAGAAACTTTGGTATACGAAAAATACATTAACGATATAACTAAAGAGCACGTTCCACTGCCCTTAATTGGTGGAATTAAGCTTGAATTAGACATGTATTACTCAGCAACGACAAAAAAACCAGATATAGATAACGTAATTAAGTCGTTATTAGACGGAATGACGGGAGCGGCTTATGTAGACGACTCTCAAGTGATGGAAATACACGCTATAATTAGATTGGTTTCTGGCAGAGAAGGGCAGGGAGTGAAAGTAAAGATAACAGAGGTAAATAAAGATGATTATAAGGTGTGAAAGAAATGAATGAATACGCTGTTACGCCAGAGACATTAAAAATTAGACAGGCATGGCCGTTAGAGTTGAAAGTTGAGTGGGCAAAAGCGAAAATTAGAGAGTGGGTGCATTATTGGGGCTTAGATGGTGTCTATGTTTCGTTCAGCGGCGGTAAAGACAGCACCGTTTTATTACATTTGGCACGTGAATTGTATCCAGACATTAAAGCTGTGTTTATTGATACTGGGCTTGAATATCCAGAAGTAAGAGAATTTGTAAAAACATGGGACAATGTAGATTGGGTAAAGCCAGAAAAGAGCTTTAGACAAGTTATAGAAAAGCATGGATATCCAGTTGTATCCAAGAGAGTATCTGGAATTATAGAACAAATAAGAAGAAAGCCAGACGACGAATTTAACGTTAATCGCTGGAAGTATGGAATATTAAAAGATGGAACTCAAACAAGCTACAAATTGTCGAAAAAATGGTGGTTTTTGTTAGATGCAGACTTTAAGATTAGTGATAGATGTTGTTACAAATTGAAAAAAGAGCCGATAAAAAAATATGAACGAACTAATAAAGTTGTTCCGATTATGGGAACCAAGGTAGATGATGGAATTAGAAGAAAAACCAAGTATCTTGTGTCTGGTTGCAACGAATTTTCTGTTAAACGTCCTGTTAGTAAGCCATTGTCTATATGGACCGACCAAGACATTTTGAGATATATCAAAGAAAATAACTTACCGATAGCAAAATGCTACGGTGAGATAGTAGAAGACGAAGATGGAAAATTGAAAACAACGGGCTTAAGTGGGACGGGTTGTATGTTTTGCATGTTTGGAGTGCACATGGAACAGTGTCCAAACAGATTTCAGCAAATGAAAATCAATCACCCTAAGCAATGGGAATATTGCATGAAACCGTTTGAAGAGGGTGGTTTAGGACTAAAACACGTATTAGAGGTGTTAAATGTCCCATACGAGTAGTTTTATCAAAGAGGTGAAAAATGTTGGCTACGAAAAGAGATAAAATATGGCTGAGACAGCCAAATGAACCTCAAAATGAGTATAATTTGTTTGAAAAATACTTAATGTTAGGCGTTGGACGTTCCTTAGAACAGCTTGCAAAGATGCAGGGAAGAACAAAAGTGCCTGCATCTTATGTTACTTTCTATCAAAATTATAATTGGGAGGAGCGAGCCAACGCATATGACGAATACATATTGGAAGAAAGAGGCAAAAAGAGAGCATTTACATCAGATAAACTACATGAAGAGCTCACTGGAGTTGCCCAAAAGTTCCTTGATAAGGTTAATCAACGCTTGGCTACTCTCGATGCAGAGTCATTATCGCCAAAAGATGTTAAAGAATGGGTCGATGCGATTGTAAAAGTGCAAAAATTAAGTGCTGACATGGGCTTAAATTACAGTAAAAACGGCAAAAAGACGTCTTTTAACACTCCTTTAGTTGAAGTTGTGATAAAACAAGACGAAAAAGAGGAAAAAGAGCTTCCAAAACCACAAATTATCAATGTAGAAGACGAAAAAGAAGCGATTGGTGGTGAAGAATAGTGCCAAAAGCCAAAATACAGTTCATTCCACACGCTGGACAGCTTAAAGCTTGGAATTCTGAGAAGCGAATTGTCGCTGTAATAGCTGGTTCAGGCGGTGGTAAGTCCCTATTGGGCTCATTTTGGCTGTTAAGAGAGATACAGAAAGACCCAAGAGCCACTTTTATGGCTGTAGCACCGACATATTCAATGCTAATTCGTAATTTGATGCCTTATATTCAGAATTTGCTTGAACCTTACGGTGCTTATTATAGAACTAACGAAAAAGTGTGGTATTTACCAGAAGGCGGAAGAGTAATAATGGGCTCTGCTGATAACCCATTAAGTTTAGAAGGAGCACACGTTAGAGCTGCTTGGTTAGACGAAGCTGGACAGATGGACGGATTGGTTTGGGACGTGGTTAGGCGTAGAACTGCATTTTACCAAGGTAGAATACTGATTACTACTACTCCATACTTTTGGAACTGGATAAAGACTGAGGTATACGATAAATGGGCATCTGGAGAAGATGAAGATATTGAAGTAATAACCTTTGACTCAAAGACTAATCCTTACTTCCCTATTGAAGAGTTTGAAAGGCTAAGAGCTACGATGCCAGATTGGAAGTTTAAGATGTTCTACGAAGCACAGTGGACGAGACCTTCAGGCTTAGTTTACGCTGACTTCAGAGAAGATGTCAATTTGGTGCAGCCATTTGATATTCCAAGCGATTGGCGTAGATACATCGGTGTAGACTTCGGGTTTAATAACCCATGTGCAGCAGTTTGGGTTGCAGTTGACAAAGACACAGATACTTGGTATGTTTACAGAGAATACAAGAAGAAAGGTAAAACAGCACAGGAATTTGCAACTGAAATATCCAATATATCTTATGATGAGTTTATTTACAAAATATACGGAGACCCATCATCACCACAATCTTTGGAAGAATTACGTAAATACTTCCCAGGAGCAGTA